ATGAAGATGATGATACTATATTAGATGGGTTATGCCAAAAGAACATGACACGAGTAAAAAACTTACAATGTTTTAAATTTCCAGAAACACAAGTGCGTTTATTAAAGAAAGTTTTTTCAGGACTTAAAGCAAGATGAGTGAATCTTTGGGACAAAACGTCAAGACATGGATTGTGATTGAAAGTAAGATAAAAGAAATAAATAAAGAATTAAAAGAATTAAAAGAGAAAAAAATAAACGCATCAGAAATGATAATAGAAGAACTTCAAAAACATAAAAAAGAGCATTGTATATTACCAAATGGAGAAATATTATTAATAAAAGAAAATGTAAGTTATTCAAATATAAAAAAAGAAGATATTCAAGAAGCTGTAAAAGAAGTTCTAAATAAGGTACAAGAGCAGGATGTAAGTAAAGAAGCAATTACGAAATTACCAATACAGACAGCAGAAACATTATTTGAATCAAGAGAATCTAAAACAAAACTATCATTAAAAAAAGTGAAAAAACTACCATAAATTATTTTTTTAGATAATCAAAATTATAATTCTTAGGATCAAAAGATTTAACGTCAATCAAAATAGAATTTATTTCAGAAGGTGACATGTGTAATAATTTAACATGACAATCACCTTCACCATAAGAAATAACAAAATCGTTGGAATTATGCATTTTAGTTATACCCATTGGAAAAGCTAATAAATAGAAAGAATCATTAGGAATAAATGCGTGACTAATTTTTGTAATATTGAAAGGAAACTTTTTAGAAAATGTGTAAAAATACATCATATAAATAAGATTTGAAGGGTTAGACCAACAACTTTTATTAAAATGTAAAACTTTATTTTTTAAAAATTTAGTTTTATTTAAAATAGTATCTTTTTTATAATTATATTTAATATGACCAACGGCTATGAATTCATTATTATTAAAAGAGATTGGAGGAGTACCTAATAAAAATTTCAAAGAAGGATAAATCAATTTTAATTTTTGAATTGTATTAGAGTTTGAACTAGCGTATTCAGTACAACTAGAATCACCTGTACTTTTTCTAAAAACAATATGAGGTTCAACAAAGTAAGTAATATATTCTGTATTATTATAAAACCAAAATACCCAATTCTTTTCTTCTCTTTGACCTGGAAAACAACGATTATTAATTGGTAAAGTTTTCTTTAGATTTAGACAAGGATATTTAAATTTATTTAAAATAAAGAAATTTTTCAATTTTGCTTTGGATATATAAGTACATAATGATGTACCAATACAAGATTTTTTTGAAGGATGTATAATAGTATCTGGATTAAGAGTCCAAGTATTAAAAGATAAATAAATATCATTTGGATTTTTTTTGAATAATCTAGAATCAACAACTGTATTTGTTTTATCATTTTTATTATTTGGGATGATAATTCTTTCTTTTGTAATAATCCATTTATCATTTACATATTGTATTTCCGCAACAACGGTAGTTTCCATAAGACTTTGCCATCTTTCGTTCCATTGAAGGGGTGCTGTTTTAATATTTAATTTTTTAAAATTAATATTACTATTAGAGACATATAATCTATAAGATAATAAATATTTATTATTATATAAATGTAATATAGATGGATTAAAACGTATATGATGTTTATTAGGAGCCAATGACAATTTTAAATCATGAGTCAAATCAAAAATTTTCATATTATATTATAACATGAAAAAAATATTATACATAATCGGCCCACAAGGTCCCAAATGGCAGGGTACATATTATGATAAGATAAATGTTAATGTAAAAACCCCATGGTTAACGAATATACCAAAGAAATACTACATAGATGATAATGGCAAAATAACAAATGAAAATGAAAAATATGTAAGAATTGATGTTGCTGTATATTATTATTTAAAAAGTAAAATTAGAAATCCAAAACAATTAAAAAAAATAGAAATACAAAATATAACTGAAAGTACATTTGAAAATTATGATTTAGTTATAAATCAGTTTATGGATTTATTGATAGTACCATTTGTAAATAAATTTGAAAAAAATGGAAAACCACATGAAAGATTAAGACAAATATACGAAAAATATGCTAACAAAATCTATCCACCAATAGAATACGCAAATTTAATTTATGATAAATGTTTATATTACGAATATCTAAAAAACAATAAAATAACAATAGCGCCAACATATTGTTATGATTTAAAAACAAATTTGTCTAATGAAAATTTATTAAGTAAAAATTGGAAAGAAATATTCGCAAAACCAGTGTATGGAACCAATAGTGTAAATACGCAATTACTAAAAGGACCAAATATAATGAATGGAATTAAAGACTACATCACATACATAAAATCAAAAGAAAAATATCCTAAAATTATTTTTCAAAAATTTATGAAAAACTTTGAAGTTAAGTATCCGCAAATAAGAATGTATTATATTGGTAATAAATTACAATATTGTATTGGAAATTATAAAGATGGAACAACATTCAAATACAAAAATATTATTGTAAAACAAAAATTAAATAAAATTTCACAAAAGATATTATCAAAAATATCAAAAGATTTTTTTGGCAAATATTATGGAATAATGTTAATAACAAGAATTGATTTTGGATATTCAAATGGTATATATTTCGTAAATGAATTAGAATTTAATCCCGGATTATATTTACATATGGACAAAAATAAATTTAATATGGATGTTAAAATAGGAAAACAATTGAACAAAATACTTAAAAATTTTATAAGATGATTTATTAAATGAATATATTATATATTAGTGATTATATAGAATCATTAATAGAATCAATAATAGATATAAATAATATATGTGATTATATAAAATATGTAGTTGAAGAATGTAATATTAAAAATATTGTATGGAATCACGAAAAAAAAATATTTATATTGATGCAAAAATTAATGAAAATATATGAAAAAGAACAAATATTATTTTCATGTATTATACAAAAAGGAGAAGATTATAAAAGTATTTATAATTCATTTATAATATATAATGAATTACAATTAAGTATACACATTAAAAATATAGAAAATACAAATATGAGTAATATATATGAAATTAACTATGATGAAATAAAAAATAAATTGTATCTAAATAAATTGTAAATAAATTGTAAATAAATTGTAAATAAATTGTAAATAAATTGTAAAATTAGCTGAATGGTTCAGTTAAAACATGATCTTTCCATTTCAAGTAAAAATGAATACAAATTATTATTAAAAAATTTACAAAAGAAATGAAAAATAAATTAAATTTATATTTATGATAAGAAATTACTGAATTATAAAAAATGAGAAATATATATAGAATTAACGAAGATAACAACGAGAAATTTATTATTTTTAAATGTGAATTCATTATTATATTTAAGAAAAAGATACTGTAACTTTTACATGATTTGTTTTAGCTGCTTTATTTATATTTTTTGATAATTCTTTTCTTTTTTTGATTTTTTCATTAGATTTTTCTTTTTTTCTTAGTTGTGTTGTAGAAGCCATATCATCTTCAACCTTTTTGAGATTATTTGAATCTTTAATCCAATCAAGTATTTTATGTTCTAGACACCATCTAAAAAAATTAAGTTGAGCCACAGTTGTTTCGAGTGATTTTTTTTCTGTAAATTTACATGGTATTGTTATTCTTTCATGTCTTCGAAAAGGGTCAAATAACAATTTAGAATAAGCTTTTAATTGATTTCTATATTGAATATGTAAATGAAAAGGGTATCGTTTTCCATTTTTATCTGTTAAATAATAACAAACATCGTTTTTTTTGGCATAATTCGTGCATAAAAAGTCTAATACTCTTCGTGATAAATCTCCTTCTTTTTCAAGGATATTAACGAGTGTTTTCATATGTTTATCAATTTTATAAAATTCAATTAAGCTTTTAAGTAATGAATCTTGACGTCTTTGAATTGAAACAGTCATCTCTATAAATATAAACGAACAATTCTTTAAATAGTTTAAAAATATAAAAAGAAAATATAGTGAAAAAAATATGTAATATAAGATATGAGAATATTAAAGGAGTTACAGGAAACATATAATATATTTCTCAATCATATAATAGATATATCAAAAGGGAAAAAGAACATATATGTAAAAGAAAGAAGATACTATGGTATAATGTTAATAATATTATCAATAATAATTATGTTAGTTTAATATTAATATGTTTAGATAAATGTAATCCAATAACAATAACAATAGAATGTAAAGTTAAACCGGAAAATGTTAATTTACCAGATTGATTATAAAAATTTGGAATGAATTTAAATAAAAGATTTTGGATATTATCAGAAAAAAGTAATGAAATAGCAATAATTAAAAAAATGTAATCTTTTTTAAGAAAATTGTTTAAAGAACCACTTATGTTTATATCGGTGCTTTCCTTTACACGAGGTAATTGTTGAGGTAATTGTTGAGGTAATTTAGGCAATTGTTGTTGAGGTAAATCTGGCAATTGTTGTTGAGGTAATTGAGGTATTTGTGGTTGATTATTTTGTAAATGTTGTAATTGTTCAGAATTTGGATGATTTTCTATATTTAATAATTCATTATAATCTAAAAGAGAATTAGGATTAATAGATTTATCATTAGTACTAATAGGTCTTAATTGATCTATAGGAGTTTCGAATTCGTTCATTATAATAAAAATAAAAAATATTAAAATGGTTTAACGATAAGATTAGAAATAAAAATATGAGTGGAAAATATATCATAAATAATCCATGTAATTTAGAAAGTACAAATATATTATGTTATTATTGTTGTAATAAATTTAAGACAAAGCCATTATCTTTGCCAGAAAAATATGATGAAACCAAGAAAACATTTACAGTATTTGGAGTATTTTGTAGTTGGGGGTGTATGAAAAGTTTTAACAATGAAAAAAATGATGCAAATAGTATATACAGAAGTAATTTAATATTTTTGATGCATGGAATGATGACAAATAAATATGAAAATATTAAATCATCTCCACCAAAATATGCATTAAAATGCTTTGGAGGAAAAATGAGCATAGAAGAATTCAGAAAAGAATCTGAAGAAATATATGATATATTAGTACCACCATTAATACCAATAAATCCATTGATAGATAAAAACATTAATTTCACATGGGTATCGAGTGATGATGCAACAAAGAATTTTGAGAATTTTACACTTGGAGACGTACAAGATAATCAATTAAAAATAAAGAGAGAAAAAAAGCAACATAAAACAAGTCAAAATACGTTAGAAGAATCTATGGGAATATATTAATTAACAAATTTTATTAATAAATTTATTATAAATAAATAAAAATAAAATAACAAGAAACAAAAGATTGATAAATTCTTTTAAATCATCAATATCTAAAGGTTGAAAAAAAGGTTCTACGGAATCTTGAGGTTGAGATTTAGTCTCTTTAAATTCAATTTGTTTCATGTTTTTATTTTTAAAATAATTTGCAATGATATTCATAATTAAAATACTTTTGTAATCTTCGTTATAAATTTTTAAATTTTCTATGATATTTTTATCAGAAATTCTAATAACAATAGGGTCTTGTATATGTGGTAAAATATTAGAATCAGGAATATTAGAATTTGAATCTTGATTTGAAAAAGGTGAAGGAACAATATCAGTTTTAACTTTTTTAGGTTTATGTTTTATATTCCAAGCTTCATTTAATGGTGCATATGATAAATTCATTTCTTATATTAATAATACAAATTTTTTTAAATATTAAGATCTATACCTTTAGATGCATCTAATTTTTTCTTGCGTCTAGAAGAACTTGATTTTTTAGAAGTAGAAACAGAAGAAAGACTTACTTCTTTGATAGTATTATCATCGCTATGTAAAGAAGCGGACGTAGCGTCGTCATCAACATCTATGTTACGTTCAACAGAAGTAGAAAAAGGTTGAGGGATACCAAACATAGATAAATCCATAGAAGGTCCTTTCATTTGCCTTCGATTATCGTCATCATCGTTTTGATTAATTTCATCATTAAATTCATTATTTACATCATCTTTATCTTGTTTTTTAGTAGCTTTATTCATCATATCTTGCATAAAATTAGGATTTTGTTTTACAAAGTCATTTATTGAAGCCCCAGTGTTTTTAAACATAGAACTTGTCATATGAAACATGATAGCGGAACCTGCTAAACTCATCATTAATTCCATTTCAGGAGGGGTATTAACTTTACCACTATATTTTTCATGAAGTCTTTCTAAAATATTATCATAATCACCATCATTCATATTTTCCATAACATTTTCAGACCAACCATTTAATTCAAGACCAAGAGGATCATAACGTTTATTAAGAAATTCCATACCACTAATAAAAGTCATTAACAATCTTTTAGAAAATTTAACACCAGTAGTCATTTCAGCATCTTTCTTGATTTTATTAAATTCTGCTCTCATTTCTTTGATATCACTGTGAATTGTGAATTTTTTAACTTTAATTCCTTTTTGTTCTAATCTATGAAATTTGTATAATAAGTCTTGTTTTTCATCTTCTATAGTTTGAAAACCAGAAGAAGGTACATCTTCGTTTTCAACATTACCATAATCACCTTCAAAATCATTATTTTCAAAATCACCATCATTATTAGAATTTTGATCATTGAAATCATCATCTTGGTCGTTTACTTGGTCATTAAAAGAATCTTCTTCTTGGATTTTTTTTTGTGGATTAGAAAACATTTCGAAACTTTTATCATTAAAATTTTTGAAAACATGTTGTTTTTTAGGTTTAGGAATAAAAGGTTTAGGTTTAAGTTTTGGTTTCTTAGATTGATTTTTAGATGTATCTACAGATTTCAATGTTTCTATTTCAAAATCTCCATCGCTAATATCATCAAAAGGTATATTTTCATCGTCATCAATTTTAGATATAGTAATTTCATCCATTTATTAAAAATATGTATAAAATCTTAAATGATTATACGCATTTAATAATATTTTTATTATTTTCTATGTTTATTGTATTATGAAAAACTTGTCTTAAATAATTAAATGATGAAGTTTTAAATAAAATATCAGTTGAAATTAAATTTAAATTTGTTTTTTCTGTATATTTAGGATCAACATTTTCTTTTTTTAAAAATCGATGATGGTCGTTAAATTTCGAAAGAGAATTATATAGTTCATCAGAATCTAAAACATATTTAAGGTCTAATAAAAACATATAATATTCTTTTTTAGTATAACTTTTTCCTCTTAAGCAAATTATATTAGTATTATTCATTATATATTGAATTTTATGTAAAGAAGAAATACATCCACATGTTTCTTCATAAAACTCTCTAATTGCTGTATTTTTTGGATTATTATTATCTCTTGTTTCGGATTTACCACCAAAATCACTCCATTTATGTCTTTTATCTTTACCTAATAAAAAATAAGTAGTATCGTCTATTTTTATATAAGGTAAAATACCTGCAGCATAGTAATCCATTTTCTAATATATGAAAACATATCATTTTTGAAAAAAAAACTACGTATTTATTTTTCTTTTTTTGTTGATGTTATTTTAAGAATGAATATGCATGCAATGAATGATACAATTGGTTTTAATGGAAATTCTATATCAAGTACAATAAAAAATATAAGAACCTTAGAGAATAATGTATTTATAGGTGAAAATGCTGGTGAAGAAAATTCTAAAAATGATTCATTTAATGTATTCATAGGTAATAGTAGTGGAAGGAAGAATAAAAAGGGGGCTGAAAATTGTTTTATTGGTAAAAATTCTGGATTTATGAATGAAAACAGTAATAATAATGTATTTATAGGTACCAACTCTGGTTATGATAATAATGGAGATGAAAATGTATTTATTGGCTCTAATACTGGTAGTAGAAATACAAATGGTAAAAAGAATGTATTTATAGGAAACAGGTCAGGACAAAATAATAAATTTGGTGACAATAATGTATTTATAGGATACAGTTCAGGAAAAAATAATACAAGCAATAAAAATAGTGATGATGGTAATAATAATGTATTTTTAGGTAGTTTTTCAGGAGAAAATAATAAAATAGGTAAAAATAATGTATTTTTAGGTAAAGATAGTGGTAGAAAAAATTTAAAAGGAAATGATAATGTATTTTTAGGTACAAATACAGGTCAAAATAATAATTCAGGATCTTATAATGTATTTTTAGGTTATGAATCTGGTATGTTTAATGTTAGCGGTAATAGTAATATATTCATAGGCTATAAAGTTGGTAAATATAATAAAACTGGATCAAATAATATTATTATTGGTGTTGAAAATAATGATAATGGAAGTTCTAGTGGAGGATTTGGTGATAACAATACATTTTTAGGTGTTAATACTGGTTCATATAGTTCTGGTAGTAATAATACATTTTTAGGAGTTCAATCAGGAAAAGAAAATATAGGAAGTAATAATACTTTTCTTGGAATAGAATCAGGTGCCTCTAATGATGGAAATGATAATGTGTTTTTAGGTTCTAATACAGGTTCTCAAAATCAAGGTAATACTAATACTTTTCTTGGTGTTAATACTGGTTCTAATAATATAGGTGATATAAATACCTTTTTAGGACATAGTTCAGGAACATATAATAATGGTAGCGAAAATGTATTTCTTGGATACAAATCTGGTATATATAATAATGGTAATATAAATACATTTCTTGGAGTTGATACAGGTTCCTTTAATAATGGAAATAATAATACCTTTTTAGGATATAATTCAGGTTCATCAAATGATGGAAATGATAATGTGTTTTTAGGTTCTAATACAGGTTCTCAAAACCAAGGTAATACTAATACTTTTCTTGGTATAAATACTGGTTCTAATAATATAGGTGATATAAATACCTTTTTAGGACATAGTTCAGGAACATATAATAGTGGTAATCAAAATGTATTTCTTGGGTATAAATCTGGTATATATAATAATGGTAATATAAATACATTTCTTGGTATAAATACAGGAAATACAAATATAGGCAATAATAATACATTTTTAGGATACAATTCAGGTTCATCAAATGATGGAAATCAAAATATATTTTTAGGTCATCAATCTGGTTATAAAAATATTGGTAGTTTTGATACATTTTTAGGATACAATTCAGGTAGTTTTAATATAGGTAATCATAACACATCATTAGGTTATCATTCCAGTGGTAATAATAATGGTAACTTTAATGTATCTTTAGGTGTTTTTGGTGGTAGATATAATAAAGGTAACTTTAATGTATTTCTTGGTCCTCTAACAGGACAATATAATGATGGTAATACTAATACTTTACTTGGTTTTAGTGCTGGTGAGTATAACAAAGGTAATAATAACATATTACTAGGATATAATTCAGGTTCATCAAATGATGGAAATGATAATGTATTATTAGGAGTAGAATCAGGGCAATTTAACACAGGATCTTATAACGTTTTCCTTGGTAATCAAGCAGGAAAAAACACAAAAGGAAATTTTCATACATATTTAGGATATAAGTCAGGATTTTCAGCTAATGGTGACATAAATACGTTTGTCGGATATGAAACAGGGTCATATAATGAAGGTTCATATAATGTATTTTTAGGAGTAGAATCAGGAAAATCAAATAGTGGTAACAATAACACATTATTAGGATATCAAACAGGAAGTAATAACGATGGTGAAAATAATGTGTTTTTAGGATATAACGCAGGTTATAATAATAATGGTAATTATAATGTATTATTAGGGATTGAAACAGGGATTGAAAATCAAGGAAATAATAATGTGTTTTTAGGATATCAATCAGGAGCAAATAATGATGGAGATAATA